TGTCGTGTACATCTATGTAGTCTTGGTCACTGTACCCATCTGGAGCTAGTTGTCCCTTAACAATCCACATAAATCTGTTTACTTCTTTGTGTATAGGGCTATTACTTCTCATGTGACAACCATACGGAAAATGCTCCCGTGATTGCGCCTGTTACAGTTGCAGTTAGTGCAGTTGCCTGTGAAGTCATGGCATCAGGTGGTAAATTCATAAACCAGAACAACACTTCCATATACATGTAGGTCATAACTAACATCATAATACGTGGAAGTATCTTCCAAGCAAGTATTCTTTCCATTGCTACAGTCATTCAAAGTCCTCCTTTAACCCATCCAGTATTTCTTTAGCTGATGGCCTTCGTTTCTTAAACTTATATACACACTCAAAACTCTTTGGGCATTGTCTGAAAGCGGATCCGTATTCATACTTGGGTATTAAGGGTGTAGGGAAGTATGTAGCAGATGAGCCATTAGGACCACGATACCAACACTGTTGTACCCCCATAATGGAAATATACTTCCACAAGTGACAAGTAACCATCTTAGGTTCTTTAGCCTCTACTCCCCCTACAGTGGAAATTAAGAGGGTCAGCAATAATATTTTTACCACGTACCAGTACCTACACCAATTAAGTATACACCACCAAAGACAACAACCAATATACCTACAGACAAGGCAAACATGCCTAAGTTATTAATCATTTCTTTTTTAGCTTCCATAGCCCTGTAGACAGTCTCTTCTCTTTCCTTCCTGATTTGCCTTCTTAACTTAATCATCTCTTCCCAAGTATTAGGGCCAAATCGCATATTTAATAAAAACATTAGCTCCTTCTGTTGAGCCGCAAGTTTTTTCTTATGTACTATTATCTCAAAGGCTTCTTTTTCTATACTATCGCCAGATGTTAGCTTCTGTACAGTAGAGGGGTTCTTTCTTTGTTGTTCAGCTTTAGCAAGATCAGAGGCGGCTCCAAACCACTCCCCTAGCTGCCCCATAACGTCCTCTATCTCCCTACCATGTTGTACTAATTTCTTAGTCATTGTAAATGCGGTAGTACAGGCCGTTATAGCCGTTATGGGGTCTAGCATTAGTCTTTCTCCATGACCTCAAGCATCCTTTCAAGGGACTCTTTAATTCCCTTTATGTTCTCTTCGATCTTACCTAGTTGTACGGCTTGCATATTAGACGATGCTTCGACAGCTTTTACATCACCACTTATTCTAACTATAGAGGCGTAGTTAGCATCTACGTCTGCCCTCATCTGTGATATACTCCAAACTATCATTGCCGCTTGAAGAACCAAGGCAAACAATAGAGTTGCCGATATATTTTTACCCATTACGAAACAGTCATCACCCCCGCTAGTCAAGGGGATAGGCTTTCCAATCTAGTTGAAAGTGTGGCCCATCAGGGAACTTCTTCCAATCACCACCCCATACAATCTTAATGTCTAACTCCTTTGCAGCAGCCTTCATTGCATCACCAATAGGGTAGAACTCATCCCACTCCCACGACACAGGATAAGGGACAACATCTACTGCATGACCTGTCAGATGACGAGACTTAAGTGTAGTTGACTTACCTGTTCTCTTAAGCATACGCTGACGTTCAATATTACGAACACCCTCAGTTACACTAAAGTCCTTTTCACTAATCTCTAATGCTCTTTTAACAACAGCAACCATGTCAGGATGTACCCCAGACAAGTTCTGCTTACTTCGTAGTCCTAGTTTGTATCCCATTGGTTGCTCCTTAAGATGGTTTAGTGGGCCATGTTATTGTGTTGGGAAATCCAGCTTGTTGTGGTACATCTAAAAGTTCTAAACGATAAGTTGTCCACAGGTCTTGTTCTTCAGTTGTCAAACAATTCCAACGTAAAACGTTCCCAGCTATAACGTCTACCGTTGATCGTAGTTCCTCATTACGTTCATCACGAATACCATTGGCTACCTCTTCTTCACTGACAACTCGGTTATCAGGAATAGTAGTCTCAACGTTAGTTTGAATGTTTATTTGCCTAATAGTCATATCTATTTCCTACTCATATGAAAGACTAACATTGCCTTGGTTAAAGTTTCCAGATGTTAGACGAGTGAGGCGAAGTTGAGTAAGTTCTCCAGTAAGTGTCTTGGAACCACCGCCGAATGCACCAGTGCCAGAGGTGTCTCTGGTTGCGCTATGTGTTGAAGCCCACTGATTTCCAGTTACTCTAGTCAATATCATTATTCCACTGGTAAAGTTACTGGTTACAGTCCTAACAATAGGAAAGCCATTTGTGCTATACAAGCCAGCCACTGTATGTGCAGACGAAGCAAGGTATCCTGATGCTTCAATCCCACCACTATCGCCTAGTTGCACTAAAAGGCGTTGGTTTGAGTCAGTACTAACATTTACTAAGTTTAGCGTTACTCTGTTTACACCAGAGGGAAGACCAGTGAAGTCAATGGCCGTGCCACTTGTTGTATTTACAGATGCTACGAGAGTAAAGGTTGAACCAGCAGCAGCCCAAGATATATCTGTACCATCTGATGTAAGAACTGTATCGGCTGTTCCGGGAGCTAGTGCTGCTGTGGTGCCACTCGGATTACTATATATAATCTCACCTCTAGTCAGTGTCGGGGGGCCATCAGACCAACTAATATCTGTGCCATCCGAAGTCAGAACTGTATTCGCGCCACCTTTGGCTAATCTAGCCGTTGCTCCAGAAGCATTGCCGTACAGGATGCTGCCGCGAGTAATGGCATCCAGTTGGTTTAATTCAGCCGCAGTGCTTGTGACAGCGGTGGACGCGATAGTTAATTTATCTTGAGGCACTACCAATCCAGCCGCGCCACCAAGAATTAAATCGTCTGCACTTGCATCCCACTGCATGTATGCACTGGCGGTATCTCCAAAGAACTTAACGTCATAACCAGTGTCATCAACTCCAACATTTACTGTTGCATCAACTTGAACAGCACCGTCAATATCCACGGCATCAAGGTTTGTTGTGCCATCAATGTCTACATTGCCGCTAATATCTAATGACGTACCTGTTAGAACCCCAGTAACGCCAAGAGTTCCACCAACCGTGAGGTTATCAGTCACCGTTGTTCCAGCCAGATTTACGTCTGTTAGAAGATCATAGACAACGCCGTTTGTGCTGCCCCCACCGTCTGTGGCTATCATTTTGACCTGACCAGCAGGAATTGCAATACCCGCTGGGCTTGAGCCTTGCTTCATCGTCAAAGTTGCAGACGTTGCATTCTCAATCAGCCAAACCTTTGAGATGGTTGCTGGCAAAAATGTTACTGTGCAAGCCTGACCACCACCACTCAATCTCAAGTACATACTTCGGTCAGCGTCCAGTGCGCCATCCGCGAGTGTTATGTTGTCTGCGGCGGCGTTGGCAATAACACGGGTGCCGTAGCTGAATGCTTCTGCAATCATTTCCAAGTTTAGGTTTGTGACCGTACCCCATGCGCCCGACTGATCGCCAGTCGCCATTTCATTAAGGCGTAAGTCGTTGTCATAGGATGAAGCCATTTTAGTCGATCCTTACAATTGCATTGTTTGCAGTTGCTGCTGGGAATACGATTTTAAAAGTACCGCCAGCAACAGAGAAGTCACCGCCAAAATTAAGAATGGCGATTGCACCTCTTGCGTTGCCAGATGCATCGCCCAGTGTCTTATTGTAGATCAATGCGCCAGCGGCAGTAAATGTTGCGCTTGTCCACTCTGGATCAGCCGCATCAAAAATACCACTAGTGCTGTTTTCTGTTACTGCCTTACTTGCCAAAGCAACACCGCCAGTGGTGTAGCCATTGCCGTCGGCAACTTCATTGCTGGTTATGTAACCATCCGTTGCCGCACCTAGACTTGCGCTGCTGGTGTACAACGCAATATAAATATTGTCACTGTCTAGGTGATGGTCGCCCAACAATACGTCTTTTTTAAATAACGTACTCATTGCTTGTGAAATTGACATTATATGCCTCCATTGTATTCTGCTGCGTAATCTCGTTGCATCTCTTGTACAGTAAGTTGAACTGCTTCGTCAAACTGGGTTTTATATAGAGATAAAGTTTCTGGCGCTTTTAAGAACGCAGAAGCCTCGTACAGAGCCGCAGCCAATAAAACTGTCGAAGCGTTAGTGTCGATCCAAGTGTTGGGATTACCGTTGCTCAGGCCCGTCTCAGGCGCGATAAAGTCCACGCTGTAGGCCAAGGCCGCAGAGGGCGTGGGAGCCAGTGTAATGACCGTTCCAGCCGTTCCTGCGCTATCTGTGCTGTACATGCGTGGGGTGCCTTGTGTCGCCGCATTGGGCCAATAGTCGCGGATGTAAGAATCCACCCTGTGGTCGAGATACGTCACAACATTTGTGTCGGTAATTGATACCTGTCGGATCATTCTCGCCGTGGGAATTGTGTATGACGCCGTGCCTTGCACAAGATTAGCCGCAGCAGATGTCGAGCGGAAGCACGGCATATTTGGTAGGCGCTGAAAAACCATTTCTTCAGCCTGCGCTATGATCGTGTCAATAGACGCAACAAACTCTGTCGAGTCATCTTCCAAAAATTCTTGGATATTGGCTTTTAGTGTTGTGTAGCTCATATTATTCGCCCCATCCATCTTCTCCCCAGCCAGCATTACCCCAGCCAAGTATATCTATGCTTTCATTTCCAACACCACCCGTGCCACCAACGCCAGTCTCTACTTTTTCAAGCTGCACTGTTTCTGCACCAACATCGCCGTCTCCAGCCACGCCAGTAGCAATTTTGGTGACTTCTTCAGTTATTGTGCCAACACCGCCTGTGCCGCCAAGACCTGTGGCAATTTTATTTGTTTCTGGCGTTTCGTCACCAACTTCACCATCACCAGCAACTCCAGCAACTCCAGCTTGCAAGTCAGCAACGTATGTTGGATTGCCGATTGCACCTGTGCCGCCAACACCATCTTCATCAATTGATATTTCAAGAGCCTCAACGCCAACCGCGCCAGCCCCGCCGCCGCCAGCAACGCCAGATGGGTGCGCGACAGGAATTTCGTCACCAACATCACCATCACCAGACACTCCATTAGGTGCGACAATAGATTGAACAATCTCATCCCCAACGTCACCATCACCACCAACACCAGTTACGATATCACTTAATTCAACCACTACAGAAGCGAATACAGGCGTATTTGCCGTTCCTCCCATTCCACTATGTACCGAACAATAATAATAAAGTGTTGGTGCGGAATTTGCGACAACTATCTGGGTGTAAGCATTTGCCTGTCCCGGCGTTCCTGACGTTGTCACTCCTGTGGTGTATTCACTTCCCCCACCATGCGTTCCGTTTGGAGTACTAGAGAACCTGAGCGGATGCCCAGAATTAGAAGATGCGCTCTGATCAAAATAATACGTCCTGCCTTCCATTAATTCCAGCGTGTCTTGCTGAACGCCAGCGATGAAGTATTTGTTTGCCCCACCAACATTTTGCACTGTCACTGCCAGCGTAACAACTTGATCAAGATCAACGGCAACATTCCCCGTTCCGCTCACCCCAGAAGAAATTATGTCGCTGGCTGGCTCTGCATCACCAGCCTCGCCAACGCCAGCAACGCCAGATGGTTCAAAATTGCTACTTACGAGTAAACTTATTTGCCCCGTAAACGCTGTACCAGCAATCCCAACATTAGTTGTTAATCTGCGATCAGCAAATATGTCGAAATTAAAACCAATAAATATTTCAACATTTTCTGGGTCATTGTCTGGCCGTGGATTAAACAGGGCCGTGGCATCAACAACATTTTTTGCAGGCGTTAACTGTGGGTTTTTTGGCTCCCAATCTTCTGGTGATACGCGCAGGCCGTCCCAAGTCGTTTTTAATTGCGTATAGGGAACCCGAAGGCCACTTCTATCGCTTATCGCTTGAGATTTTTTTCCCCGTGCGTATTTTGCCATTAATATAAATTCAGCGCAGTTGGCTGAACCCTCAGACTTACGCCATCATTATCTGACGCTGCCGCAAACGTGAATGCCCTTTCGTAGATTTCGTTTAACACTTGGAACCTGTCTGGAGCGTTTTTTAGCGCCAGCTTGCTTGCCAGCCCCGCGCAAATGCAGTCGCTCCAGCGATATGGCACGTCAGCGTCTTGATTGCTGGCCGTGATGTCATCTAGCTGGTTTACTGACCAATAATTCAAGCTGTATGTGGTCACGTCTGGTATTTGCCAGATGTAAATCAGCGGCGTATATTGCTTGTCCAGCATATACTGTGATGGCTTTCCCGAAGATGTTTTGTTTGGCAGTTGGTTATAATCCGCAATGGACACACGATTGATGATTTGATCGGACGTGTCCGTGCCTGCGCTATCTCTAATGACGGCGTCCATAATGTCGATGGTGCCAGCAGGAAGCGTGTACGGCGTTGTCTGGTCTTTTACCAACGTCAGGGTTCTTTGCTCCACTGCCCAGTAATTGATGCCTCTGTTGGCCCACTCACTAAACAACAGGTTTAGGCTGCGCCGTGCAGACACAGCCTTATAACCTGTTTGGGTTTGCGGATCGATCCCACACCGCTCAAATGCCTCTGCGATGATTTCTTCAACATCTGGGCGAAACGCTACTGTGCCTGATAGTGCCATGAAGCAATCCTATGCGTAATGTTTTTTCATCCGCATGACGATATTATATGTATCGCCAGCGGCCCCAAGGCCAGTTGTTGTGAATAGGACATCACCAGTTGTGCTTCCATATTCTACAGTTGATGGCAATCCACCAAATTTGCTGAAGTCTTGGTATCCAATATCATCAGCAGCCATATGCATCATAATGACATCTGTGCCTGCGTCTGCTTCCACCATGACTGTCATGCCTTGGATTATCCACCAGCACTCCAGAAGACTTACCGAATTGCAGGACGCACCGTTTGCGTTTTTTGCCAGAGTTGAGACATCAACTTTTTTCACGGCATCTTCATCGCCAGTATCAACATATTGCAATTGGAATGCCATGACTACTTCGCTGGTATTTTCAGAAAGCGTTTTTATGCTTGTAATATTAGCCACTTTGACCCTCCTATAAATTGCTGGTGGGGCCGAAACCCCACCAATAAATTATGTTACGTTGTTGCTTTGTGCATAGACAACGGTGACTGCGCCAACACCATTTCCAGTGTTTGCTGTGGTAACGATCAGCCTGTGATCGCCTGTGCCTGTGTTCAGCCACTTTGACGTGCGCGTTGCGTCAGTACCGGGACTTGCTGCCACGATGCCCACTGCGTTGCCTTGGATGGCTCCAGCCGCAGTTAGAGAGGTTGCCGCACCAACGCCGCCAAGGCCAAGAGTTGTGGCTCCACCGCTCCACGCTGTGGTTACAGTCACATCAATTGAGATAAGCTGACTGTTTGGGGGGATAATAATATCTGTGGTGGTTGTTGTTGCTGTTTGATCAATCGCAGCGGTTTGCGAAAGGACAACAAAACCTGTGTTTTTCATGTTAGAACCAACAGTTGTTCCGCTGGTTTCTTTAATCGTGCCTGATTTAATCGGGCCTGAGAAAGTTGTAGTACCCATGTCGATCTCCTGTCGTGGGTTAAGTCAGGCGCAGAGCGCACCTGTCAGGGATGTCGGCACAATACAACAGGTCTGAACAAAAAGAAAGGGCGATCCGAAGACCGCCTTTTTTGTAACGCTAACGGCGTTAGTGTTATGTTTCGGCGTTATCTATGACCCAATCATCGGTAAGTGTTTCGTTTATTTCCCCATCGTTTTCTGAAAACATATCAGGTTCGTTCATTTCCAATTCTTCTTGCATATACTCCTCTAGTATGTGTGGTTCATCCCACTCATACCCATGCTCACTGGGTGTACCATAAGTCTCGCGCAACCAATCTTTTACGTCCTTAACCCGAACTTTGATCTTAATTGTTTTTGTGCGTTGCACATTGACCGTTGCAGTTACATTGATTATTGCCATTTTTTCCTCCTAGTTGAATGGGGGCGCGTGGCCCCCGCTTTGATTAAAAGTATCCACGCAGTCTTTCACAAAGATCATCTTCATGCAGACGGCCTTCTGACAATGCAATTCCCACTGGCTGAAGCTCTTCGCGCTCAAAACGTATCCAAGCCTCTGATCCATAACGAGGTGTGCCTTCATCCCAATGATCCAGATTTATTGAACCACCAGCTTCCAAATGATTTTTTATGCGCTCAACCAATTTATTAATACGCTCTTGGCACTCCCAGTATGGGTGACTTGCAGATGATAGACCAAAATTATGGCACCACGTTCTGCCGCTATGATCGGCAATGGTCACATAATAATTTGTGGCTACGTTATCGCTTGGCTCTTCAGCGTAAGGATTTCTCCACTCATACTGCCAGTCTGAGAGGTATACGTCTGCTACTTGACTGCGATCCATTTTTTTCTCCTCTGTTTCTCTTATGATTGATATAAGGGATACAATCTAGAATACAATAAGCAGATACAAATAAAATGCATTTTTATTTAAAATAAAAAAAGGGGCGATCCGAAGACCGCCCCAGTTTGACCCAACAAGGAAGAGGAGAGTGGGTTGTTTATGCTGCGCCTTCGGTTCCGAAGATGCCGCGCCAGTCGGTAAACCCGAAGCTGTAACGCTCACGAACTTTATACCGCACGTTGCCAGTCTCAAAGTCGCCTTCCATGCCCTTTTTCATTGCTGAACGGGTGAAGTGCTTCAGACCATCTGGAACGTCAGTGGTAATAAAGAACGCATCTGGATCAGTCAGACGGCGCATGATGTGATAGCCCCGTGGCAGATAACCACCAGCCTTAATCGCGTTGATGTCGTTATCGGCAGTGCTTGGACGCAATGCTGATTCCAGCAGACGCTCTGCGGTAAACTGATAAGCAGTTGGAATAACCAATTGCATACCCTGTGCCGCAATGCGAAGGCCACGATCATCTTTCATGTCGCTGATGTTAATCAGGATCGACTCAAGAGATGTTTCAGACAGATCAGCCGCCGTGGCAAGCACGTTGGACTGGTTGCCGTTCTGTGTTGGGTGCGATGCACTCAACATGGTTTGACCGTCACCACCAGTAAATCCAGCGGCTTGAGCGTTATTCAAGACGTTAGCAGCCTTGATCTCTTTGGTCGATGCCATTGAACGTGCCAGCGCCTTTGTGTAGCGCGAAGCCAGCGAACCATACTGACCATCTTCTTCAGCTTCCTCAGTGATTGAGAACGCCAAGGCGATGGTTTCGTGCTGGTAACGCGCAGTCCACTGTTGGCTTGCGCTGTCGTAAGAGACGGCTCCACCTTCAGTTTTTGTTGGCGCTTGTCCAAATCCACTCAAAAGTACGTCTTCCTCGTAAGCCTTTTGAGAGCTATTCGATTCAAAGACGGCCTCGTATTCAGCGGGATAGCTGTCGTACTCAAGTCCAAAGAGAGTGTTCAGACCCGGCTCTAGAGTTTTTGCAAAACTCGCTCTATTCATTGCCATTGTTCATGCCCTCCTATATGCCAGCAGTGGCTTTGAGAATATGCTCGTTTACAAGCACCTCAACCACAGCATTTGTGCCGAAAGCATTATCTGGTGAATCATACAATGCGATGATTTTGGCACTTGCTGTGCCAGTACCCATTGTTGAGTTCCAACTCAAACGCTGACCTTCCAGTTATTGTGGAACCTGTTCCAGCAACAACATCGGCGCAGTTGCCGATATTTGTCTGTGCAGGCGCTCCATCAGACTGGACTTTATACACGATATATGGATCGTCATAAACATATGCACATATATCTGTAGCTGTTGTTCCTGACGGCCAATACTCACTGTATACATATGAACCATCAGAGGCAGTGTACGACACACCGTCAAACACACCGATATTGTTGGTTTCTGTCGCAGTGTGAGGTGTGATAACCCCATCTGCTGTCAGAATGCAGAGATCACCCGAAAAGATGTTCTCAGCCAAACCAGACGTAATGGTATATTTATTGGTGCGAGGTGCATTACCGCTCATGTGACGGACGGGTACAAACCCGAATGCGGCGTCTACATTTGCCATTTTTCGCTCCTATAGCGTTAAGGTTAATCGCTCATGGCAGAAAGTGTTCTGCCGCGACTTACTTCGGACTTACGTTCTTGATAGAACGTCTGCCCACTACGCCGTCCAAACGCATCAAGCTCTCCTGCGACTGATTCATTTTGCTCTTCGTTTTTGCCTTCGTAATACCGTTTTTGCGCGGCATGACGTTCCTTTGGCATTTCGCAAAGCAACATTCCTTCAATCCCAATTGATCCTGTCCACTGCCCATGATTGATAGTCGGAAACAACTTTTCTTTCACAGTGTCAGCAGAGCGTGGCTCCCAACCTTCGCGCATTCTTTTATACACGTTGTCGGGGGTGTCTTTCCCTTGAATCGAGGTTGCGACCCAGCGTTGGACATAGCCGGGACGGGCTTCTGGTGCGTCCAACAGTGCTGGTGGTTTCCACGCCGCTTCTGTGCGAGATTGCTCGTCGCGGGTGGAAGATCGTGATTGTTCTGCACGAACATTTCTTTTCTCAGGCATGACTATTGTTCCCTCTGTTGACGGCGAATTTCGGCTTCATATTTCTTGAGACCACGTTCATCGTTTATACCAAGTTCCCTAGCCATTCTAAGCTGCTCTTGCGTCATACGCACACGATTGCCCTTATAAGCTGAAGACCCGCCCGTAGTAGGGGCGACTGGAGACCTACCTTTTGGTCTTTGCTTCGGACTTGGCCCTGACTTTAACTCAGGAAATACTTTTTGTAAACGTCCGTTAAGTTGCGCGTAATATTCGTCGCTATTCTTGTCGAACCCTTCCAAATCTAATTGCACATCTATGGCCCGTGCAGCGGCTGTTTCTCGTTCAAAACCTGTGGCATTAAACCAGTTATTTTGCTGCCACCATCCCATTGCCTTCTCAGGCGGTGGATTGCCCTGCTGCCGCTGTGGCTGCTGCTGTTGGCGTTGCTGCTGTTGCTGCCGCTGTTGTTGCCGACCATGCTGCTGCGCCTGTGCCACGCGCATTGCCGCTCTCATGTCGGCTATCTGCTCTTGGAAGTTAA